AAGATTCGTCTTTACTTGACAAAAAAGTAATAAAACGAAGTACAGAAGCTAGTTTAGTCATAGACAAAGATATGACTAAAGAAGAAGAATTAGTAGAGTATCTAACTTATATTCTAGAAATATCCGAAGAAAAAATACCAAACATTTTAGGAACTTATAATGATTACGCTCAAAAAGCTCAATTGGGATAATTGCTTCAGTTATGGTGCTGGAAATGAGTTAGTTCTTAATGAAAATACCGTAACACAAATAATTGGTACTAATGGGATGGGGAAATCCTCCATCCCATTAATTATAGAGGAAGTGTTATATAACAAGAACTCTAAAGGTATCAAAAAAGCAGATATACCCAACAGATATGTAAACAATGGCTACAGTATTAAGTTAGAGTTCTCGAAAGGCTCTAATGAATACTGTATTTCTGTAGATAGAAAAAGTAACATAAAAGTAAAACTAGAAGAAAACGGTGAGGATATCTCTAGTCATACTGCTACAAATACTTACAAAACTTTACAGGAAATTATTGGAGTAGACTTTAAAACTTTTTCTCAGTTAGTCTATCAAAATACTAATGCAAGCCTGCAGTTTCTTACTGCTACAGACTCGAACAGAAAAAAGTTTCTTATAGACTTGCTACATCTAGAAGATTATGTAGAGCTATTTGAAATATTTAAAGAGGCTTCAAAAGAAACAAATACGTTAATTACAAGTAGCAAGTCAAAAATTGCAACGATAGAAAAGTGGCTTGAAGATAACAAATTGGAAGATACCAATATATTTCCAACAAAAAATATAGATATAAATACGGAAGAAGAAGAGCAAACTTTGCGTTCTTTAGAAGTAGAATTTCAAAATATTTCGGAAAAAAATAAAAAAATTGCAAAAAATAATGGATTTATTGACATACTCAAGCAGTTAGATTTACAGAAAGCAGAATTAAACAGCCCAGGCGCTATACTTTCTAATGAAGAACAAAGAGATGAACTTTGGAAATGGAAGGCAGTAAAGTCAAATGCAGAAAAGTCTTTAGGAAAATTAGGTGGTTTAGGAAATGTATGCCATGTTTGTGAGCAGGACATTGATAAACAATTCAAAGAAAACTTAATTATAAAAGAAAACGAAGAAATAGTAGTTGCTGATGCAGAAATAGAACGGCTAGGAGAGGAAGTAAACAGTATTGGTCGTCATAACCTGCAAGTAAAAAAGTTTGAAGATTTACAGCAAAACTGGACAGATACTTTTCGCTCTATAGATCGTAGTTTACCACAAAAACTAGTAGATGCTAATGAGCTTGCACAAAATATGCGAGTACATCAAGGGCATCTTGATAAGAAAAAACGAGAAATAACAAAGATTAATCAAGAAAATATAGAAATCTCTAAAAGAAATACGCGTATACAAGTTATACAGGAGCAAACTCAAGAGTTTATGACTCAATTAGGAGAAGCTACAAAAACTTTAAATAAACACGCAGATCTTGACGCAAACTTAGAGATACTAAAGAAAGCATTTAGTACAAATGGCTTACTAGCGTACAAGATAGAAAACTTAGTAGTAGAGCTAGAAGAAGTTGCGAATACCTATCTAGCAGAGCTATCTGATGGTAGATTTACTTTAGGTTTCAACGTACAGAAGGACAAGTTAAATGTAGAAATTACAGATAACGGTAACATAGTAGATATACTTGCGCTATCTTCGGGAGAGCTAGCAAGAGTAAACACCGCGACCTTGATTGCAATTCGTAAGTTAATGAGTAGTATTTCAAAGTCTAAAATTAACATTCTTTTTCTTGATGAAGTCATTAATGTTCTTGATGATACTGGCAGAGAGAAAATGGTAGAGCTTCTTATTAAAGAAGATGAACTGAACACTTATGTAGTATCACATGGATGGACACACCCATTGTTGGATAAAATAGAAGTAGTCAAAGATGGAAACGTGAGTAAATTAGAATGGTAGATTCAAGAGCAAAAGGCGCTCGTGGTGAGTATTTAGTACGAGATATGTTACGAGAAGCAACAGGCTACAAGTTCGAAAGAGTACCAGCATCAGGAGCATTAGAGTACTTAAAAGGTGATCTATATGTTCCTAATGCTGCAAATAAGTATTGTATAGAAGTAAAAAACTACTCTGAATCTCCTTTGTCAGATAAGATGTTTACACAACCAAAGACAAACAATCTTATACGTTGGTGGAAAAAAGTAGTACAACAAGCAAAAGGCGGAGATCAAGAGCCTATGCTATTTTTTAAGTATAATCGTTCTAAAGTATTCATAGTAGTAGCAGATAAACCAAAAGAAGTAGACTATATGTATGTCAGTTTTCTAGGTTGCTATGCCGCACTAGCTGAGGACTGGCTACTAAATGAGGAGTACGAGTTTCTTCATGAGACGAAGATTACTAAGAAATAGTTGTTTCACAAACTTAAACAAGAGAAGAATAATGGCATTTACATTTTTAAAACAATTCGAAAAAACTGCGGGGTCAACGCTAGTAGTAGATGCATTGAACCTTGCATTTAGATGGAAACATCAAGGCAGAACAGATTTTGCATCAGATTATATAGCAACAGTTCAATCTCTAGCACAATCTTATAACTGTGAGAAGATCATAATCACAGCAGATCAAGGTTCATCTTCTTATCGCAAGAATTTAGACCCTGGCTATAAACAGAACCGAAAAGACAAGTATGCGGAGCAAACTGAAGAAGAAGCAGAAGCTTTTCGTAAATTCTTTCAAGAGTACGAAAAAGCTCTTGTCGGGCTAGAGAATCAATATCCTGTTCTTCGCTATGAAGGCGTAGAAGCAGATGATATTGCGGCACATTTAGTCAAATTTAAAGCTCATTATGGTCTTGAGAAAGTTTGGTTAATTTCAAGCGACCGAGATTGGGATTTATTGATTGATGATGATGTGTCACGTTTTTCTTATGTAACTCGTAAAGAAGTTACAAAAGAGAACTGGAAAGAGCACTATGATGTTTCAAGAGATGAGTATATTTCTTTGAAGTGTCTAACAGGAGATAAAGGTGATAATGTTCCCGGCATTCCTGGTGTAGGGCCAAAACGTGCTCAAGGTCTTATAGAACAATTTGGAAGTGCAATGGATGTGTACGATGCAACACCTTTAAGTGGTTCATACAAATACATTCAGTCTGTAAACGAACACGCAGAGCAAATTCTAAAAAACTATGAGCTTATGGATTTAGTAACATATTGCGATGAAGCAATAGGAGTCGATAATATAAACGACATCGAGGAGAAGTTAATTGGTTAAGGTTGATTATAAAAGAGACAAGTATTTGTCAAAGTTTAGTATAAAAACTTTGGAAGATAGATACTTGTTAGAGGGAGAAAAGTCTCCTCAAGATGCTTTTGCTCGAGCAGCGCAGGCCTTTGCTGATGATGATGATCATGCACAAAGACTGTATGATTATGCGAGCAAGCTATGGTTTATGTTTTCTACCCCTATTCTTAGTAATGGCGGTAGCACTCGTGGCCTACCAATTAGTTGTTTTCTCAACTATGCGGAAGATAGCCGAGGGGGTATAACAGGTCACTACACAGAGAATGCTTTTCTAAGCTCTGTAGGCGGTGGTATTGGTGGTTGCTGGAATGGTATTCGTAGTGTAGGATCAAAGACCGCTGCGGGGTCAGAAAGCACAGGGGTAATCCCATTTATTAAAGTAGTTGACGCAGAGATGTTAGCATTTTCTCAAGGCGTTACAAGACGAGGTAGTTATGCAGCGTATCTGGACATTAGTCACCCAGAAGTGGAGGAGTTTCTTGATGTACGTAAGCCGACTGGAGGTGACGTTAATCGAAAATCTGTTAATCTTCATCATGGTGTTACTATTGGTGATGACTTCATGGAGCTAATCGAACAAGCCACACTTGTGGAAGGTTTCGATGATTCGTGGGACTTGATTGACCCACATACAAAAGAAGTAAAGAAAACTGTATCAGCTAAGACTCTTTGGGTTAAGCTTATACAGAATCGTGTAGAAACAGGCGAACCATACATCATGTACAAAGATACTGTACAAAATGCTTTGCCTCAGTACCAAAAAGATTTAGGACTAAAAGTTCATCACTCCAACTTATGCTCGGAGATAACTTTGCCAACTAACGAGAAACGTACAGCAGTATGTTGCTTGTCAAGCGTAAATTTAGAAGAGTATGACGAATGGTGTGAAGATGATCAATTTATTCCTGATCTAGTAAGAATGTTAGACAATGTACTTACTTACTTTATAGATAAAGCTCCCCCAGAGCTATATCGTGCAGTATTTAGTGCAGAAAATGAAAGAAGTATTGGTCTTGGTTCGATGGGCTTTCATGCTTATCTACAACGTCAAGACATTGCTTTTGAAAGTATGTGGGCATCGAGTGCAAACCATAAGATGTTTACTAGAATAAAATCAGAGGCAACTCGTGCTACACAGCAACTTGCCAAAGAAAGAGGAGAATGTCCAGATGGAAAAGGTCATGGAATACGGAATGCCCATCTTCTTGCCGTTGCTCCTAATGCCAGTAGTAGTATTATTTGTGGGAACACTTCTCCTAGTATTGAGCCTTATCGCGCAAATGCGTTTACTCAGAAAACTAAGTCGGGTTCTAGTTTGCTCAAAAACGAGTATTTGGAACACATACTTCAAGAAATAGGTATGGACACAGATGAAGTTTGGAAGAGTATAATGACAAGTGCGGGGTCAGTACAGCATCTAGAGTTTTTAGACGAGCATACGAAAGAAGTATTTAGAACTGGCGTTGAGATTGACCAGAGATGGGTAATACAACATGCAGCAGATCGACAACAGTACATTTGTCAGAGTCAGTCTCTAAATGTATTCTTTCCTGCAGATGTATCAAAACAAGAGCTTCATGCGATTCATATGATGGCATGGAAGAAGAAAGTAAAAACTTTGTACTATCTACGAAGTGAAGCAATGAAGAGAGCTGAGAATGTCTCGGAAGAAGCACTTCGTAAGTATGTACTAGATAGCCTAGACGAAAACGAATGTCTAGCGTGTGAGGGTTAGATGAAATTATTAAAATTTAGTGCAACATGGTGTGACCCTTGTAAAATGCTCTCCAAAACAATGGAGGGCATGGAGCTAGGTCTACCAGTAGAAAACTTAGATATTGATGAATATCAAGCATTGGCAAGAACTTATAGTGTTCGTGGAGTGCCAACAGTAATATTAGTAGATGCAGCAGGAAAAGAAGATAAACGCTTTAGTGGCGTACAGAGCAAGTCTTGGATTAAGTCTTGGCTAGGAGATATATACGAATGAATTTATTACAAGAAAGAGAATATTACAAACCCTTTAATTATCCGTGGGCATTCGAGCACTACAAGTCTCAGCAGCATATGCATTGGTTGCCCGATGAAGTAAATTTAGCAGATGACTTAAAAGACTTTAGAGAGAAGTTAAGTCCTGGCAATAAAGTATTGCTTACTCAAATCTTTCGTTTCTTTACGCAGGCTGATGTAGATGTGTGTTGTGGATATGCAAAGCATTATCTTCCAACATTTAAGCAGCCTGAAGTACGAATGATGCTAAGTGCTTTTGCAGCTATGGAAGCAGTACACCAAGAAGCATACTCTTTATTACTAGAAACTCTTGGGTTTCCAGAAGAAGAATATAAAGAGTTTATGAAGCACAAAGCGATGATGGATAAACACGAGCATCTTAGCGACTTTGGTATGGGAAGTAATATGGACATAGCAAAGACTATGGCTATCTACTCTGGGTTTACCGAAGGAGTACAGTTGTTTAGTAGTTTTGCTATACTGTTGAACTTTCCTCGACATAACTTGATGAAGGGTATGGGGCAGATTGTTACATGGTCGATACGAGATGAAAGTCTCCATGTAGAGGGAATGTCTCAGCTATTTCGTACTTTTATTCAGGAAAACCCAGAGTTATGGAACGATGAGTTAAAGTATGAAATTTATTGTGCCGCAGAGCGCACAGTAGAACTAGAAGATGCTTTTATTGATTTGTGTTTTGAAGGTGCAGATGTGCCTGATTTAACTCCAGAAGAAGTAAAAGAGTATATTCGTTATATTGCAGATCGAAGATTACTTGGTCTAGGCATGAAAAAGATTTTTGGCAGCAATGACAATCCGTTGCCATGGTTGGATTATATGCTAAATGCAGTAGAGCACGCTAATTTCTTTGAGAATCGAGCTACGGAATATTCCCGAGCGAGTACGACAGGAAACTGGCAAGATATATTTAAGTAAAGAAACGGGGGCAAAAGCCCCCTTTTCTTTAGGCGTAACATGGTCCTAAGGTAGCGAAACTATAGTGTCGGGTAAGTTCCTCGGGAAAGACCTGCTCTGCCTCAAAACTTACTTTACAAAATATTTATATTAGTCTCCTATCTTTCTTATTCTGTACTCATTATCTGCTGACATTTTTAAGGGGTTTGGTGTCCACCATACTCCTGCTCCTTTTAAAAGGAGTGTCATACCCATTCGTTTTTGAAAAGGGTTATTTAGTACTAATGTTAAAGTATTTGGCTTAATATTGTATACTCTATGAAAAGATTTATTACCAATTATATTCCACCAGTTACATTTTTGACCTTCTATTATACTACCATCTTTTTTAATTACATCTTGAGTATAACCACCTCTAAGAACAATAGAAATAAATCCTGTAGGATGTGAATGATAGTCTGTCGGTTTATCTACTTGATAAATTCTGTTACAAGATATATCTCTACAGAACCAATAAATAGTTAAAAAGGTCTCTAGATGCTTTCCTCCTTTTGCTAACTGTTTTTGAGTGCTTTTATAAGGAAAGTAATTTTTATGCTTACTTTCCTTAAACACCATCAAAGCCCCCAGGGTAGTAATTAATTTTTTGCTCAGGAGTTCCAACTACTTCTAATATTTTTGCACCTCTTCGTTTTGCTTGCTCTAATTCCCAATGAGGTATATACCCAGGAGTCTCTTTTTTAAATCTAAAATCTTGTCCGGTAACACTAAAAAAGCTAACATCTTTTTTAAAAACTACTTTGTATTTCATGCCGTCTTTACCAAATGCCATTATTCTATTCCTGTAATTGTTCGTGAAGTGAAATCTGTATCCACTGTTGTATCACTAGATGCAGTGCATCCAGTAGATGCATCCATTAAAGTATCAAAATGTGTTTTCGCACTAGAGCCTGAAGTATGAATGACTTCGTGAGAAGTATAAACACTAGACATAGATATATGAAAGTCTCTTACTGCAAGTTCCCACGCACTATCGTAAAGAAAACTTCTACTTCCGCTTGCATCTTTACCAGCTAAAAAGTTAATTAGTTTCCAATTCATAGAAGCAACAGGTCCCCATGCTATAAATACTATAGTTCCATCTTTACTGCACTCTAGACACACTCCATCTGCTGCCCAAGACTCTGCGGCTTCTTTCAGCGTATTAAAGCGTTGATCCGAAGTTAAACTGTTTAAAGCTGTAAAATTTTCTACGGTCTTTGCTTCACAATCATCAAATAGTCTGCGTAATACAGTAGGGTCTATAGCTGTAATTCTTCTTGTAGTATACGCCATTAATCTGCCCTCAACTCACAAATTACTATATCTCCATTGTTAGTTCCATTATAAATATTATCATTACCACCGTTAGGGAATCCGAAAAGCTGATCGTCACCGCTCGCGCCATACGTACTCCTATCACTTCTTAAAACTTTCAAATCCCCAATAGTTATAGATCTAAAGGCTTCATCTGAATCGGGAACAGCTGTACCGTCATCAAGATCATCAAATAATACAAAAACTGTAACGGTATTAGTATTGAGTGTGTATACTCCATCAAGATTATGAATATTTCCATTTTTCAAAGTTACGGCAGTAGGGCTTGTACTGCCTGCGTCAAGGTATTTACCTCTATATATAAAAGTACTTTTTCCTGCGCTTACATTTTTTTGCCCAATAGTTAGAAAAAATAATTGTATTTGTGCACCAGCACTTGCAACTACTCCAGCGCAAGCCATTAGTTATTCACCACACCAGAGCCGAATAGAATAAAGTTATCCGCAGCTGTGCAAACTAAACTTGCTACACCACCTGGAACAATATGTGGGTTATCTGTACCTACATCTGTGACTGCAGCACCAGTAAGAATCTTAAGTGTTTGAGCTGCTGATGCATCGAGATCAAATATTACATTTGCAGATCCAGCATTGCATACTGTCCAGGTTGCCCCAATATCTCCCGCTGCTGCGTCTGGTAGTCCTATAGTACAAGCACTAGAGCCTGTAAATACAATTTTTTGTCCTTTATAGGTTGAGAAAGTAGCATGAGCAATAGAAGTACCTGTTACGACTGCGCCTGAACCTAATGCGCCTATTTCTAGTACACCTTGAGTTGCATCAGGTAATGTAATTGTACTATTACCACCAGAGGATTCTGCTGATCTACCTTGTAAAAATTGTTGATGCGATCCGGTGTCCCATGTGATATTGTCTGTGGCTTGTGATAAGAAAATATCATTATTAAGACCCATGACAAGACCATACTTATGAAGTGTCATGACTGGATCTTCATCTGTTGTGACATCAGCAGTAATATCAGTTATTGCACTACCAGAGCTGGATCCATCAGCAAGAGTAAACTCCATTGCTCCTGTATGAGAGCCATCAGCAACAGAGCTACCTATTTTTCCATCAATACCACCATAAAATACTTTTTCACCACTTGCATTTTCTCCAAAGAATCTTAACGATCCAAGTCTATCGCTTGTGGCAGGACTTGCTGAGTTTCTATACAACCCTATTACAGGACCAGGAGTAGCAGTATCAGCAGTACTTGCAACCTCTAATTTATCAAGTGTACCAACAGAAGTAATACTAGATAAGTTGCCTTCTGTAATAATAGTACCAGAAACATTAGGAAATGCCCAATTTCTCTCAGCTGAATGGCTTGCTGTTAAAGTACCGTTATGACCACTAGTATTTTTAAAATTTATACCTCCACCATCTACACCATCAATAATAAAATAATTTGTGCCAGGAATTGAAAGGCCGTTTTGATCCAATGTCATAGCAGGATCTAAATCATTTGTAAGATCCGCAGTAACATCAGTAACAGCATTTGGGGATGCAGCTCCTTGTAGTCCATTATCGGCCGCTACTGTAAATACAAGTTGTCCTTGTTCACTTGCATCACCTATATCGGCAGCTTTGGTATATATTTCACCAAAGAATTTCTTTTCACCTGAGTCAGCTTCACCAAACCATCGTATTGCACCAAGTTTATCATTTGCTGCCGGACTTGCACTATTTCTTGTCAAGGCAAAAATAGGCATTTCAGTAGCACCAGCATCTGTACTTACGATCTCAGCAAAATTATTATTAACGATAAAGTTACCATTGACTGTTGCGCCCGCAGAGTGAGTAGTAAGTGCAGTAAAGGTTGTGCCTGTATCAGAAATAGATATTTCAGTAGTTCCATCAGGGGACAAAAAGTCTACACAAGAAATTTGATTAGTTGTAAAGCTAGTGGGGGAGATAAAAGGAGTTACAGCAACATTTCCTGATTCTTGAACAAGAACAGAAGTTCCAGAACTATCAGTAGCTGTTATAGTAATTTGAGCCATTATCTAGTTACCCCCTGTTTAACAACACAATTTCCCTGTATAAGTCTAGCTACTTTTCTAGTAGTATCATTAAAAACTTGCACATCATACACATAAGTTCCTGCGGGAATGTCTGCAGATACAAAATTAGGTAAAGACATTGTTATGTCTCCGCCTGTAGAACTTGGATTTGTAATTGTAAAATCAAAGTCGCCAAGAACTGTAGTGCTTTGTGCCACAGGGCGTATTTGACCTCTAGCAGAAAATCCATCTAGTGTTTGTCCTGCAACTGCTAAAGTAACTTCAAAGTCTGAACCTTGGTCTACTTCTATATTATATATACCTGCACTCATGTTAAAATCTCCATTTTGAAATTATATCTGACCTGACATTTTTTGTCAAGTATTTTTTAGTTTTTGGTTATTTCTATTCTTACACTTTCTGCTGGCACACCTTTAGGCGTATACATAATATAGCAGATACGTTTATCTGGATCTTTTATATAGTGCTCTTCCGTCAGGCCGCTTTTAGCAGCGCCTAAAGGAATCACAGGAATCCAATTCTCCCCAGAGCCTTTGTGGCTTTGTGGAGTTCCTATAATTTGATCATCTATACACTGAATCCATTTGCTTGCTAGTCCTATTCTCATACTTTTAATTCTCCTGATAATGTTATTTTACTTATGGTACTTGCACATCTTCCAAGCACATATCCATTTGATCCTCGAATAAATGTAGAGGCTTCAGGGTCTCCGGGAGAGTCGGGTGCATCTTCACCTACATTTAATGGAGCATTTAAAGCAGAACTAGTATGAATTGCATACGTATCAGAGTCTGTTTTATCCACAAAATATTCTACTCCAGGATTTATTCCTGTTATACCCTGCATTGTTACAGTTGCACCATCTACTAAACCTGTTTCCTCAGTTGAAGGGCTATCAAAAGATATTCCTGACGAACCATTGAAACCAGAAAATACCTCAGGCTCAAAGCCATCAGATTTTTCTATAAAAGCTAGAATTGCAATATCAAAACTATCCGTACTTTTTCTAGGTAACTCTCCTACAAGTGTAGTATTCATAGATCCATTATAAGGAGTTAAAAGTTCTGCTGTAGAAGCAACTGTTGTTGAAACACTTCCTGTAAAGGATATTACACCGTCTACACTTGAGCTTGCGATTCCATTCGTATCGATAGCAAAAGTTACAGTTCCTCTATCAGCATCATAATCACTATTATGAGTGTTTAAATCTGCACCTGTAAAAGTAACCGTATCGTAATCATCATAGCCACTACCTTGAGCATTTACACCGTCTCCAGTTAAGTGTACATTACCATTTAGAGTGCCTTGTGCTTCCCCGTCTATTTTGAAGTCAAAAGTCGCACCAGAGCCAGTTCCTGTAGTAGTAGAGTGACCAATACCTGTAAAAGTTAATTGATTTATACCACCACCTGCAGGAGCTACTGCATTTACAGATGCATTAGTTTGATAGGCAGTTAAAGGTCTATTTCTTGAAAAAGCTCGTATAGCAGGCTCTTTATCTGCGTAGGAGTATTCTTGAGCGTCATTAAATTGCACCCGTACAGAGCCATCTTCTTGCTCTGCTACACTCATTACGTGTCCATGGAAAGTAGGGTTACTTGCAGTTCCTTGTCTCACTACGGCTCCAGGGTACAAAGCGTATTTTTGAATTATAGCTTCTACGGCTACTCCTGTTTCTTTTATATCCATATATTGATAAGATATTGAGCCGCCCCCTCCAAACCAGTAACCCCAGTAAGTAGTCAAAACTCCTGCATCAACAATAGAAGCCGCAGGAATTGTATCACTTACATTGTCGAACGTTGCATTTATTTGCATTTCAACTGTCATGGGATTCTGTATATTTGCAAAGACTGTAGTTTGAGAAGTAAGGGCTGTAGCAGTAGAGCCCGCACCTACATAATTAAGTATTACACCCCCAAAAAATCCGCCATAAGAGAATATAGTTCGATCTGATTCTAATCTAAATTTTGTAGTTGTATCATTTGTAATTATTTTTCCACTTTGTAGAGTAGTAATAAAAGTATGAGTAGTACCACTTATTGTTACACCTATGTAACAAGTAAGATTTACTATATAACCTGACCCTGCTGCAGTAACACTATCTATGTGAATACTGCTTCCATCTGCAGAAGTCGTAACTGTACAAGTTGCATCTCTACCAGGAAAAATACTACCGCCTTGTGTAATTGTACAACCAGTTACTGTTTCATTGCCAGCAGGTGCAGATCCTCCACTATATCTAGCAGCATTCATACTTCCTAACGAGCCATGAGAAAACTGTGCACTATCTCCAGTAGTAATACCTAAAGACCCAAGACGTACCGAACCTCGCTGCCCGTTTATAATATTCATATCATCACCAGCTCCAATACCTCGTATTGCTACAATATCATCAGTTATTAGGCCGTGCGCAGAAGCAGTAGTAAAAACAGCAGTAGCACCTGAAGTAACTTCAGTGATTTGTATATCTGGTCCTTGATAACCAAGTAACCCCGAAATTTCTGCACGTGCAGTAGGAGTTGCACTTATTCCTCTAGTATTAGGCATGGAGATTCGTGCTATTTCTCCTCTAGCTCGGCGCTTATCATAAACTACTGCTCCTGTAACCTCAGTGTTAGCAGACTCTACAATTGAGCCACCATCCGAGGTATCCAAGCTTTTAAGTGTTGCAGTATATTCAATACTAAACTCTCCTCCCGATGATTTTGTAACTTCTGCTAATATTGAGTCTTTAGATCTATCTACTTTTAAGCTTTGTTGGTATAGGTATGCGTTAGCATAAGATCTAGTTAAAGGAGAAACAATACTTATGGTATGACTATCAATTACATAGTCTACTTCCGCATACTCTGAAGTTGTAACTTCCGTGCCTATAGCACTAGAAGTAGATATTTTTATTATGTCTCCACTAGAAAAATCAGTATCAAAGGCCGTATTCACTCCAGTAATTGTAGTTCCAAATTGAGTAGCGTTACCTCTTATTGCAGAAGAAGTTGTTAAAGTTCCTCCTGACGTGTATTCATCAAATGTGGATGCATCTAGGTCTTCGGTATTGGAAGAGTTTCTTAATAAGAACTGATTTGCTCCTCCACCCCACTCACTCACCACTACTGTTTGGGAGTTTAGTTGGGTCATTCCAGAAATACTTGTAACGGTTACAGTATCTCCTGTTTTTAAATTATGTCCTGATGCTACTGTTAATACCACTCTATTTCTTGGGTGTACGAATTGAGCATCCGTTACAGAAATTGTTCTTCCCGAAGATAAAACACTTAAACCATTATTTGAGGCACCTAGTTCTTTCAAGTAAGTAAAGTCAAAATCTTGAGAGTTTACTCCGCTTTCTGCAGTAGCGTCTGTATGGACTTGCACTGCTTTCCAAGGATCAGAAGTACCAGCTCTAGCAGAAGAATCGTCATAAAACCAAAAAGCAGTACTACTGTTACTCATTGCAGAAAAACTCTGCTGTTTCTGTGCTGTAGTAGCCGAAGAAACATTGAAAGGCAAACTATTTACATTTTTAAAACTATATGCAGAGTTTAATACTGTAACTATACCCCCCGAACTAAAGTCTAAAGCAGAAGAAATGTCTCCTCCTTGAGCTATAGTTGCGAGCCTATTTACCCCTGTAGGAAATATTACATTTTTAGTAAACGTTAAGGGCTCAGAGTATCTTAAAGGTTGTCCTCTACCAAAAGATCTAACACTAAACGTATAGGTTCCTTCTAAAACATTTTTAAAGACATAATTACTATTGTTAATTCCCGTAATTGTAATTGTTTCGTTTGCACCTCCAGTATCAACATCATGCTCAAGTGTATATCCTGCAATATCTCTATTTGCAATATTAAAAGTATTACCATTACTATCAGTAATATCTTGTGTGGGCACATCCCACTCTACTATTAAATTGAACGACATAATTTAAACCTTTAAGGCAGCTACTAAAGCTGCGTGCCCGTTTACCGGGGCAGAAATGACTGTGGCTGCTAATGCACTATTGTAAAAAGGATCAGAAAAAGCAGCATTATTAACATCAGTTTTAGCAAATTTGCTTTCCTCGTATTGAAGCCCAGAGATGTTTGTGTTAAACCCATCTTGATCAGGTTTTATAGACATAATTCGGTATTTTTCTATTGAGTCATCTGTTACATCATTTTTTGCTATTGCCCAAATATGTTCTTTTAAGAGTGCATCTATAGTGCCAACTTCGTCTAATCCATCAAAGTCCTCTGGAGGAGCGTCTACATCTAGAAGTTCTTGAAACTGTAACATTTCAATTTCACTAGATAAAAATACAGTGTCTGAGGTTTCTGTCTGACTAGGAAGTATTTCTTTTTGTATAACTGAAGTTCTTTTTGTTTTTTCTGTTTTTACTGACTCATTACTATCATCTACAACTTCATCTGAATTATAAGTAGACCCTGTTAACAGATTTCCTAAATTATCAGTTTTTATTATATCTCCTAAATTATATGTAACACCATTTATTATAGCCGTTCTTTGCCTACAAATAAATACTGAATCTACTATTTGAACAAATATTACATAACTATGATTAGTAAAATCTAGTGTGACTTCTCTATCTAAAATTAATATATCTCGAGCAGGAGAAGTTTTTATTCTTCCCGAAGTTTGAATACGTGAAGAAGCTTGATGATCTTGAATTGAAACTACATCTCCAATCTGTAATAAAGACGCATTTATAGAAGTAGAAAATGAAACTCTTTTTGTTTCTTGCTGATTTGTTGCTAAATGCCACTCTGCTACTCTTTTTGCTTGTCCCTTTGAGGTACAACCAAAAGCTACTATTTTTTTACTTATAACTCTGCCCGCTTTTAGTTGTGCTTGAGTGTCATCTAAAACTATAACGTCTTGTCTGTATTGCTGCTCAGGGTCATTCCAAGTACACTCTATAGAATTTGGCATAGCACGTATACTTTGTCTAGAGTAAGTAAATATTCCATCAATCACGTTTGCTTGGGTAAATAAATATACAGAAGATTTTGGTCTATCTTGTATTGGTATAATTTTTGAATTTTGCCATACTGACATA